CCGCCGCCCAGGGGGACTGGGGCCACGCCGCCGCCCAGGGGGACAGGGGCCACGCCGCCGCCCAGGGGCACAGGGGCCACGCGGAAGTACATGGAGAGGATGCGATTGCCGCTGCGTTTGGCATAGACGGCAAAGTAATGGCCGGGAAAGTGGGGGCATGGCTCACGGCCTACGAGTGGGAGAATACCGGCAGCGGTTTCCATATCAAGGCTGGGAAATGCGTCCGGGTGGACGGTGAGAAGATCAAGCCGAATGTCTGGTACACCCTCAAAAACGGGGAATTTGTGGAGGTGGAAAAATGATGTACAACGACAATCCGGGACCCGGGAAGGTGTCCCTTGTGCCCCAGACGCTGCTGGAGCGGTATGGGGAGGCGCAGGTCTGGCAGGTGGAGCGAATGAGCGAGAACATCTTCCGGGGCTGGCTCAATAACGGGAGTGTGGCTATGGCCATCGTTCAGGGTGACAATACCGTCACGGTCAAAGACGTCCCGGCGCTCTGGTAGGCGGGGGTGTCATGATGGCCCAACGGCAGATTTTTGTACACCGCGCAAAACCGAAAGAAACCAGGATCCAAAACAGCATTATCTGGGACAACGGCCTGAGCCAGATGGCCCGGTTCTCTCTGATCGCCATGCTGAGCCTTCCGGATGAATGGGATTATTCGGTCCGTGGAATGGCCGTGATGCTGAAAATATCCAAAGACACCATGGGGAAATACCTGAAAGAATTGGAGGCGGGGGGCTACCTCAAACGGGCCCAGGCCCACGGAGAGGCGGGACGGTTTGCCAAGACCGCCTACCTCCTCACGGACACGCCGGGAGAGTTCGGGGAGGATGTTTTGCTGGAACCGTGTCCTAATTTACCGGACCCGGTAGAACCGGACCCGAAAAAGTCGCCACAAAAGAAACGTACTGAACAAAAGAACGGCACGGAACAAAATACCCCCCAAAGCCCCCCCGAGGGGGGCGCGCCCTCTGCTGTTAAGAAAAAACGAAGCCGCCGGCCCAAGGCGGAGCCGGAGTGGCGGCCAGAGAAATTCGAGGGGTTCTGGAAGGCGTACCCCAAGGACGACTGCCGGGCCAAGGCGGTGGAGCAGTGGGACGCGCTGCCCCGGGACAAGGAGCTGATGGACAAGCACCTGGGGGACGAGGATGCGCTGCTGCGGGAAATCGCCCTGGGTCTCAAGCGGCACCTGGAATCGCGGGACTGGCGGGAGAACATCGGCATTCCCCACGCCTTCCGCTGGCTCCGGGACCGCCGGTGGACGGAAAAGGTCAAACAGCCCCAGGCGCAGCCCGCGCCGGATCCCGCCGCCCCCCGGCAGAAGAAATGCCACACGGAGATCGTCAACGGGGAGGAAGTGCTGGTCTATGACAGCTGACATATTCGAGGCGGAAAACGCGGTGGTGGGCTCCATCCTGATCGACTCCCGCTGCCTGGGGGCCGTTGTCCCGGTGCTCCGGCCGCAGTTTTTCGGCTCAGCCATGGCCCGGGCCCTGTATGAGGCGGCGCTGCGGCTGGACCGCCAGGGGAAGCCCATTGACCCGGTGGTAGCGGCGGAGGAGGCGCGGCGGCAGGGGACCGAGGTGCCTCGGGACTACCTGCTCCAGCTGATGGAAGCCACGCCCACCGCGGCAAACGCCCGGGAGTACGCGGAGATTGTCCGGGACAGCGCGCTGCGGCGGGGGTGCATGGCAGTCGCCGAGGAAATCAGGACGTTGGCCGCGGAGCATACCCAGCCCAAGGAGATCATGCTCAAGGCGGCGGGTCGGCTGGACGGGCTGCTTCAAACGGGCGCGCCGGGGGCGCTGCTCACGCCGGACCAGGCGATGCTCGCGTTCTACCGGCACCGGGAGCTGCTGGGGAAGCCCGGCGGCGGGTATGTCCGCACCGGCTATCAGGACCTGGACGAAACGCTGGGCGGCGGGCTTCTGGCCGGGGGAATGTATGTGCTGGCGGCCCGGCCCGGGATGGGAAAAACGACCTTTGCCATCAACATTGCCGACCGGGTGGCGAAGGAAAAAAAGCCGGTTCTGTTCGTCTCCCTGGAGATGACGGAGGCCCAGCTGAACGCCAAGCGAATCTCCCGGGAGACGGGGATCCCGGGCCCGCGCCTGCTGATGGGCGCCCTGAGCGAGCAGGAGGAGCAGCTGGTGGCGGACGCGGGGGACGTAATACGCGCCCTGCCGGTGTACATCAACGGGGAACCGTCCGCCACGGTCCCGGACATAGAGGCGATGGCCCGCAGCGTGAAGGGGCTCTGCCTGATTGTGGTGGACTACATCGGGAAGGTTTCCCCCGGGGAGCGGGGCGGGGCGGCCCGCTATGACTATATGGCGGAAATATCCGGGGCGCTGAAAACGCTGGCCAGCCGCCTGCGGGTCCCGGTCCTGGCCCTGTGCCAGCTGAACCGGGCCGGGGCGGACCGCAGAGACAAAACGCCGCTCTTGACCGACCTGCGGGACAGCGGCTCCATCGAGCAGGACGCGGACGGGGTGATTTTCCTCCACCGGGAGGACTATTACGAAACGGAGTACAGCTCCGGCGGCGTCAATGCGGATTTGCAGGTGATTGCAGCCAAAAACCGCCACGGCCGGGTGGGGAAATGCCGGCTGGCCTTTGATATGGCGGCAAGCAAGATGACGACCTCCCGCGCCACCGCGCCCTATCAAAAGCCGAAGAGGCAGGCCCCGGAGCCGAAGCAGATGCAGTTTGAGGATTTACAGGAGCCGGACGGCGATATGCCGTTTTGAGGGGAGAATGAGATATGACAAACGAAGCGAAAAAATCCGCCTACGCCCGCATGGGGGACAAGCTGGCCCAGTTCGGGCTGGCCTCCCCCGCTGTGAGCGAGGCGCGGGACATCGAGACGATTACAAGCGAGATTCTGAGCTTGAAAAAGACCGCCGGGGATGCGATCCTGGCAATCGGCCATCGTCTGATTGAGGCCAAGTCCCTGCTGGCTCATGGGGAATGGCTCCCGTGGCTGACCGAGCAGGTGGAATTTTCGGAGCGATCCGCACAGACTTACATGCGCCTTGCCCGGGAGTGGTCAAATCCGCAGACGCTTGCGGATTTGGGGGCGGCGAAAGTTCTGGTGCTTCTGTCCCTGCCGGAGCTGGAGCGGGAGGCATTTCTGGCCGAAGTTCCGGCAGAGGATATGTCTGTCCGGGAGTTGAAAAAGGCCATCCGGGAGCGGAATGAGGCCCAGCAGGCCCAGGAGAAGATGGCGGGGGATTTGAGGCTGGCCAACGAGCTGCTGGAGCGGGCCAGGACGGACCAGGAGACGGAGCGGGCCCGGTATGAGCAGGCGTCGGAAATGCTGAAAATGAATGCGGATCTGCTCAAAAAGGCCAAGGAAGAAAAGCAGCAGGCGGCTGCAAGTGCGGCGGAGCTGGAGCAGCAGCTGAAGGAGCTGCGGGAAAAACCGGTGGAGGTTGCCGTTATGGAGGTGGATCAGGAGACACTGGCCGCCGCCCGGGCGGAGGCAGTTGAAGAGATGCAGGCCAAGATAGACCGGGCCCGGAAAGACCTTGCCGCCGCCAACGACCGGATCGCCAGCCTTGAGCAGGCCGCCCGGGCAGCCGCGGTAGTCTCCGACGAGGATTTGACGATTTGCAAAATCCTGTTTGGACAGGCCCAGGAGATTGTCAACAAGATGGCCGGCCTGCGCATCAAGCTCCAGGGGCGGGAGGACCCGTCTGCCGCCGAATCGGTGCGCCGGGCGATGCTGGCTCTGAGCGACAAAATCAGGAGGGACGCGGAATGAGTATGCTGGAAACCGCGCTGGGCAGAATCAAGGCCCAGCAGCCCAAAGAGCGCACCCCCGTCTGGATGGTGGGGGAACAGCTGAAGGATATGCTCCTGGCCAACCCCCAGTGGGCGGAGATGCTGGCTCAGGACTTGGAAATCAAGGAGATGTCCCTGGCCGAGTGCGAAAAGAAAATGGAGGCCTATGCCGACGGGCACAAGACCGGGAATTTCGCCTGCGTGACGCCCCTGGAGGCGGAGAGCATCATTCGGGATTTCTACGGCCTGCACGATGCCGGCCCGGTCCCCGCCCCGGAAGACGGCCTGCTCCGGTTTGAGGACTTTTTCCCATGAAAACAAAAAGAAAAGAGATTCCGGACTGCCGGGGGCTGGTCCCCCGCACACCGCCGGAGGGGCTGGCCGCCTGGGCGTATGTCCACTGCCAGGGGCTTAAACGCTCCGGAATACTCTATGAGGTGGAGTGGGTGAGTGAAATGGGGCTGGCGGAGTGCCTGTCCCCGGATCCAAAGCCGAAGCGGATCAAAATGGTCCGGGTGACCTGCTCCGCCTGCGGACGTGGTGCGCTGCTGGAGTGGACGAAGGACCCGAACGCCGGGTACGGCTTTCTCGGCGATTATGAGTGTGACGAAGGCGGGCTGGTTTTTGCGGACGGCGATGAAAAAAGCTGCCCCCATTGCGGGGAGAGGTGCCTGGTCCGCAAGCGCTCCTCCCTGGGACGCTTTGGGTATTTTGTAAGCGGAGAAGTCAGCGTAATGTCCGCCAGCCTGGCGGGGGAGGAAAATATGCTGGCCCTGACCGTCTGGACGGCACAGAACCGGGTCTATAAATCTGGGCAAGAAAGTCTTGTGCTGATCCCGGCAGAGGCTTATGTATTCAGCCGGGACGGCTGTGTCCAGCTCATGGGATGGCGCAATTCCTACAACGGAAGCACTGGGTATTTTATTTCCTATTCGCTTGAGTGGCGGCAGCCCCAAAAGTGGACGCACCACCGACTGGAATACAGGACAATTTTTGGGCTGACGGAAGCGCTGCTGGCGCAAAGCAGCCTGCCCCACTGCAAGCTGGACGTGTATATGGATCAATTTCAGAGCCTGTGCAAAAAGTACCCGGTTTCGTATCTGCTGCTTTACCAGGAGCACTCGAACGTGGAAGCGCTGCTGCTCCACGGCCTGCCGTTGGTGCTGCATGAGCTGATCGAGAAGGAATGCTTCTCTGAAATTCACTGGGAGGAGACCAGGCCGGCGGCAATGCTGGGCCTGACCCGTGACGAGCTCCGACTGGGCCGGAAACAGGGGTGGGGCGCGTTTCTCTGGCGGCTGTTCACCAGTGCCAAGGCGGTGGGGGAGCTTCTGACAGCGGACGATATATATTCCGCGTTCGAGCTGGATGACGAGAACGTGCTTGATCTGGTCGGACGGGGTCCGGTGGGGAAATCCATCCGGTATCTCCGGCGGCAGATGGAAATGTGCGTTCCGGAGGCGGAGGGCCAGGACCCGCAGCTTTACGACATCGTCGACGCGGCGTATCTGCTGGACTATTGGCGCATGGCGGAAATAGCCGGCCGGAATCTGAACGACACCCAGGTGCGGTTCCCCGACGACCTTGTCCTGGCTCACGACACAATGATACCGCTTGCGAAAGCTTGCGAGTGCAAGCAGCTGGACGTGAATTTCCGGGTGCGCCGGAAGCAGCTGCGAAAATACAGCTTCCAGGCGGACGGTCTTCTGATTCGTCCGGCCAGGAGCAGGAAGGAGCTGGCGGACGAGGGAAATGTCCTGCATCACTGCGTGGGCACTTACGCCAAGGATTACGCCGAGGGAAGAACCGCCATTTTCTTCATCCGCCGTGTGTCGGCTCCAAAAGAATCATATTTTACGCTGGAGCTGAACGAAAGAAGCCTGGAGGTACGGCAAAACCGAGGCCTTAGAAATTGCGCTCGGACGGACGAGGTATGGGAATTTGAGCACAAGTGGCTGGCCTGGATCCGGACCGGGTGCCGGCAGGACGAAAAGGGCCGGCACCCGGCGGCGTGAGGAAACAGAATCTGACAGGAGGTGCTTTCATGAATGAGTTTGAAAAAATATGCCCGATTATGCGTCAGACCACACAGCACAATTTCCCGGACACAATTCAACTGGGCGACGCGTTCCAGGTGCGGGAAGGAAAAGTCAATAGGAGGAATTGCATGGACAGCACGGATAAAATTCTTGCCCGAGATTTTTCAGAAGAGTTTATCCAACTGATGAAGAACAGGATTTTAACCTCTCACTACAAATACGGCTGGATTTGTGATACATATCCAGAGCTGGCCGATGCGGTGGCGTGCCTGGATCAGCGGCTGGCGCTGTACCGGGAAAGCGGGAACACAGAGCACCTTGTGGATGTGGCCAATTTCGCCATGATTGAGTTTATGCGCCCACGCCATCCGCAGGCACATTTTAAGGGAACCGATTCCGACCAGTCCCCTGGGCTGGTTGGGACCAGCTATAAGCAGTTAATAGAGTGGATCGAACATGAAGCCTGAAAATCCATTCCGGGAGGGTACGCTGATCTGGTCCATTATGGAGGGGGACTGGGAGGATTTGACGGTAAATCAGATAGCCGAGGTACTGGATACAACCGAGCAGCAAATCAGCGTATATCTGTCCCATATCAAAAAGAAAACCGGATATGAGGTTCCATTTCGAAGGAGGCAGCGAAATAAATGCCAAAAATCCTGAAGCGCATCCGCGCTGGCCGGATGGTCTATGAGGTCCTCTACACCGCGCCGGCTGCCGGAGACTCCCCCAAGGCCCGGGCACAGAAGCAGAAGGCCAGCACCCTGGCCCGGGAAAAGCTGAATTTCCGCACGTCGGTGCAGAAGCTGGAGCGAACTCTGGCGGATAACTTTGACAACGGGGACCTGTTCCTCACCACTACTTATGACGGCAAGTATCTGCCGGAAAACCGGGACCGGGCAATGCGCCGCCTGCGGGGGGTGCTGTCCAAGCTCCGGGCGGCCCGGAAAGCCAGGGGCCAGCCCCTCCGTTATATCTATGTAACGGAGGGCTGTTATCCCGGCGGCCGGATCCACCACCACCTGGTCATTAACTCCACCGGGGAGGATCTGGAGGAGCTTCGGCGGCTGTGGAGCTTTGGAGACATCGAGCTGCGGCGGCTGGTCTTTGACAAGGACCACACCTATGAGGATCTGGCCAGCTATCTCACCAAGGAGCCCCGGGAGTGGGGGCACCCCAGAGTGGGGGAGCGGACCTGGACGCCGTCCCTGGGTCTGGTCCGTTCGGAGCCGGAGTGCATGGAGATCCCCGACAGCCTGACCCTGGCTCCGCCGCCGGAGGCGCTGGCCGTCTCAAAGACCGGGCCGGAGACCAACGGGTATGGGGAATGGTGCTGGATGAAGTATATGCTCCCATATTCTCCCAGAAGGAAACGGCCCCGGGCAAAACGAAAACGCAGGAAGAAAGAATAGGCTTTTCTATTCTTTTCGGTCTTGGGGGTAACTATATCTTCTCTCATTTTATAAGAAAAGAGGTTGACAAGGTTGCAAAATGAAAAAAGCTGTGGTAAACTGAACGTGAAGGACGGATGGCTGATCTGTCCCAACTGCAAACGGAACCACCGCCTGCTCCGGGTCGAGCCTGAGACGCAGGCCAGGGGACTGCCGGTGTACTGCCGGGATTGCAAAACCGAAATAATCTTGAATATCGACAGAGGCCAGAGCGTAGAACGCCGGAGCCCATAGCAAGCCGAAAGGCTGTGTTGTGGACTCTGGCGTTTTTTGTTTTGTCAGGAGGTGATAGCCCGTGGCAAATAAACCGCTGCGGCCCTGCCGGCATCCAGGCTGCACGGCGCTGACCCGGGGCGGCTGGTGCTCCGCCCATAAGCCGAAGCCAGGTCCACGCCGGGAAAGCGCGGCGTGGCATCGCTGGTACAGTCTGCCGATTTGGACCGATGATCTTCGCCCTGCACAGCTGTTCCGGGAGCCGTTCTGCCAAGAATGCGGCAGGCGTGGGGAGAGAGTATTCGCCACGGATGTGGACCACGTGCAGGACCATAAGGGCAGTTGGGCTATGTTCACCGACAGTGGAAACCTGGAGAGCCTGTGCCACTCCTGCCACAGCCGGAAAACAATGCTGGACCAGTGGAAAAAACGGCGGAAAAATTCATGTGACAGAGTCTAAATCCCGGGGAGCTTCAGGCGCGCCGGCGCGCGGCAGGAACCGGGCGCGCGCGCAGGGCAAGGCATAGCCTTGCACCCCTCCCCCCGGTGCAAAAAAGTTTTCGGGGGGCTTTGCCCAGACCGCACGTCCCCCTCAGCGAGAGATTTTTCCCCCATGGGGGTTGAAAGGAGTGATTGGAATGCCAGGACCAAGACAGCCCACGGACCTGATTGTGGCCCGGGGGAAAAAGCACCTGAGCAAAGCCGAGGAGGCGAAGCGGCGCAGCCAGGAGCCCAAGGTTGAGAAACCCAAAACGGCCACGCCGCCCAAGTGGCTTCCGGAGCCGCTGAAAACGGGCTTTCGCAAGCTGGGCAAGCAGCTGATTGCCGCCGGGATCTACACCGGCCTGGACGCGGACACGTTGGGCCGGTATCTGGTGGCCCATCAGGAGTGGCTGCGGGCTACACAGTACGCCCAGGCCGGTCTGGAGGCGGGGGACCTGGAGGAGACAGAAGCCTGGGGCAGGGTGCAGGACCGGTATTTCAAGCAGGCCCGGAACTGCGCCAATGATCTGGGCTTGACCGTTACCAGCCGGTGCAGGATTGTAATCCCGGAGGGCGCAAAGCAGCAGGCGGAGGACAGCAACCCCTTCCTCCAGCTGATTGAGGGAGGCAGGGCCGGGAATGGCTGAAATGATTTGGCTGACCCCGTTTATCCATGTGCCGGTTCCGGAGGATGGGGCACAGCTGCGGTACAGCCAGGAGGCCGTGGACCGGGTGGAGCGGTTTTTCTCTCTGCTGGTGTTCGGACAAAACGAGTGGGCGGGGAAGCCTTTTGTGCTGCTGCCCTGGCAGAGAAAATTTATCCAGGAATTTTTCGGAGTCCAAGTCAAAGACCCGGACGGAACCTGGGTGCGGTACCGGCGCTTTTCCTACGACGAAATACCCAAGAAAAACGGAAAGAGCGAGTTTGGCGCCGGGCTGGCCCTCTACTTTCTGCTGGGGGACGGGGAGCCGCTGCCCCATGTGGGAGTTTTTGCCGTGGACAAGGTCCAGGCGGACATTATCTATAAGTGTGCCAAGTATATGGTGGAGCACACCGCTATGTCTGAGCCGAAGCACAAGCCCCTGGTCGTCTGCCGGGACAGCGTCCGGGAGATCCGGACCCGGTATGGCGGGCTGATGAAAGTCTATTCCAGCGATGTAGAGAACAAGCACGGAGCCAGCTACTCCGCCGTGATCTGCGACGAGCTCCACGCCTGGACCGGACGGGCCGGACGGGAGCGGTGGGAGGTGCTGACCGTGGGCTCCGATGCGGCCCGGCGGCAGCAGGCGGTTCTTGTCCTTACCACTGCGGGAGACGACCCGGACCGGACCTCCATCGGCTGGGAAATTCATGAGAAATGCCGGAAGATCCTGGCCTGGCGGCGGGGAGAACCGGAGCTCCCCGGGGACGGGGACGACCCTGCGTGGCTTCCAATTATGTACGG